GGAAAAACTAGGTTATTATACAAACTACGACCCACAGGATTATGAGCGCCATATCTTGGCGCGTAGAAACAGGAGACAGTAAAATGCCGGGTAAATTAAACATGGTTAAGAACAAGCAGGGAAAAATGGTCCCTGATTACGCTGCTGATGGCGTTGGTAAAATGATGCGCGGCGGTCGTGTCGGTATGATGCGCGGCGGCGAGGTAAAGATGATGCGCGGCGGTAAGGTTAATGGTTACGCAAATGGCGGTTGTGTCATGACAAAGACCAACCAAAACCCCATAATAACATGAGTTGATAGATGGCTACTTCAGGTTCAAGAGACTTTAACCTCGATGTCGGTGAGATAATCGAGGAGGCGTTTGAGCGGTGCGGGCTGGAGGTTCGCACTGGTTATGATGCTCGGACGGCGCGTCGGTCTTTGAACCTGATGTTTGCTGAATGGGCAAATCGTGGCATTAACATGTGGACTGTGGAGCAGGGCACGATAACCCTTACCCAAGGTCAAGCTCAGGAGACATTGTTGCCTGATGTTGTTGATGTGTTGGAGATTGTGCTTCGTCGGGGTAACACTGATTATGAGGTAGAACGGATTAGTCGGGGGGATTACGTTACTCTTCCCAACAAAACTACGCAGGGTCGTCCCAGCCAGTTTTGGTTTAATCGCCAGATTAGCCCTGTAATTAATCTTTGGGCTGTTCCTGAGAACTCTACGGATCAAATCATTTACTACTATGTGCAGCGGATTGAGGACGCAGATACTCTGGTCAACACCACTGACATGCCCTTTAGGTTTTACCCTTGTATGGTTGCGGGTCTGGCTTATTACATTGCGATGAAACGATCTCCAGACAGGCTCCAGCTTTTAAAGTCTGTGTATGAGGAGGAGTTCCAACGTGCAGCGGATGAAGACGAGGATCGTGTTCCATTGAAGTTGCAGCCTAGTATTCAGTATCTGAGGGTGTAATGGCATACGCTTCGGGCAAACACGCATGGGGAATATCGGACAGATCGGGCCGTCGTTACCGTCTTCGAGAAATGAAGGTGGAGTGGACAGGTGCGAAGGTTGGCCCTGATGAGTTTGAGCCTAAGCATCCTCAGTTGTTTCCTCCGAAGGCGTCTCCGGATCCGCAAGCGTTGCGTAATCCTCGCCCGGAAGGCGGGTTGCCCGAGCAAAGGGCTACACAATATGGGTGGAATCCTGTAGGGTTTAACGAGATTGAGGGTCTTTCGCCTCCCAATAACTTGGTGGCTATAGGTTCGGTGGGCACAGTGACGGTGACAACATGACGATGACATATGGTGAACTGAAGCAGGCCATTCAGGACTACACGGAAAACGATGAGACAACGTTTGTAAATAACTTACCGTTGTTTATTCGGCTGGCCGAAGAGCGCATACTAAAAAGTGTGCAGTTAAATCTGTTCCAGAAAAACCAGTTTGGCACCATGACCACTGGCAATCAATACTTGGCTGCGCCGTCTGATTTTCTTGCTCCCTTTTCGTTGAGTATTGATGTAAGCGGTGATGCAGAATTTTTATTGTTTAAGGATTTAGACTTTGTCCAGACGTACACCCCGGATCCGACGACAACGGGACAGCCGAAATACTACGCACAATTTGACGTTGATAACTTTATTTTGGCTCCAACTCCTAACGCTAACTACACTGTGGACATACACTATTTGTATCGACCAACTTCGATAACAGCGGGAGCGGATAGCGGAACCAGTTGGTTGAGTACAAATGCTGAGATTTCTTTACTATATGCTTCGTTAATCGAGGCGTACACGTTTATGAAGGGCGACCCAAATCTCATGCAGATGTATAACCAGCGGTATATGGAAGGCATTTCTCGCTTGAAGAATTTGGGCGAGGCGCAAGAAACAATCGACGAATACCGCTATGGTGCTATTCGAAAACCGAGAACGTAAGGAGAATTTTAAATGGCTTTCACAGGAAACTTCTTGTGCACCTCTTTCAAGAAAGAAGTTCTTGAAGGTCTGCACGATTTTAATGCAAGCGGTGGAAACACCTACAAACTTGCGTTGTATACGAACAGTGCTTCGTTCACAGCAGCAACAACCGTTTACACAACATCTAACGAGGTGAGTGGAACAGGTTATTCTGCTGGTGGCGGGACATTGACGAACATTGATCCGACTACAAGCGGAGTAACAGCGTTTATTGATTTCGCTGATTTAACGTTTAGTACAGCAACGATCACTGCTCGTGGTGCGTTGATTTATAATTCAACGAACGGCAACCGCACAGTTTGCGTGTTGGACTTTGGCGCGGATAAAACGTCCACAGCGGGGGACTTTACGATTGTGTTCCCAACAGCGGACGCAAGTAACGCTATTGTTCGGATAGCCTAATGGCTGACATCATCGTTCCAATCGGCGGTTGGTCCCGCTTTGGTTGGGGCGATATGCCATGGGGGCAGACGGACCTCCCCAAAGCCACGGGTAATGTTGGCTCTGTAACGGTTGTTGCAGAGGCGAATGTTCCGGTTACTGGCCTTGAGGCCACAAGTGCCGTGGGCGGCGTAACGGTTGTTGCGGAAGCGAATGTAACCCCAACTGGCGTAGAGGCTACAGGTGGCGTAGGTTCTGTAACGGTTGTTGCGGAAGCGAATATAAGCGTAACAGGTTTATCCGCTACAAGCTCGATTGGCTCGGCTACCGTCGAAGCGGATGCAATAATAATCATACCTAGCGGCCTGCAAAGCCAAGCCTTTGTGCATAGCGGGTATATACAAGTTGAAGCAGGGGCAAATGCTCCTGTTACTGGTTTGGGTTCTACAGGATCTGTAGGGTCCGTAACGATTGAAGTTAGAGCCTCGGTAGAGGTTACGGGCGTTACGGGCACTGGCGCTGTTGGAACAGTTGTTGTCGATGCGGGTGCAGAGGTTCCTGTGTCTGGGCTTGCTGCAACGGGCAGCGTGGGACAAGTTCTTGTTTGGGGTAGGATTGTTCCAAATCAAAATCCGAGTTATACTCCAGAAACACCATCTTCCACCCCAGCATGGAGTGACGAAACACCGTCTCAAACTCCGGGCTGGGATGACATAGCAGCATAGGAAAAAATTATGCCTAGTACATATACACTGAATAACGGTATCGAACTCATTGGCACAGGCGAACAGTCTGGCACATGGGGCGATACAACAAACACGAACTTTGAATTGCTGGATACCGCGCTTGACGGTCAGGTATCGGTAACGCTTGCAGCCACGGGGTCTTCTGGCTCTCCTAACACGTTGCCAATCAGCGATGGCGCGTCCTCTAATGGGCGTAATCGTTTGGTAATTTTTGGAGATGGCGGGGATTTGGGCGGCACTGCGTTTGTGCAGCTTACTCCAAACGACTCGGAAAAGATTATTTATGTGCGTAATAACCTAGCGGGTTCGCGCAGTATCTTGCTTTTCCAAGGCACATATAACGCGAGTAATGACTATGAGGTGCCTGCGGGTACGACAGCGGTTGTGTTCTTTAACGGTGCGGGTTCTGGCGCGGTAGCGGCGAACGTATTTAACAACGCACATTTTGACGCGCTTAACATCGTTGGCGCAGCGGCGGTTGGAACCACATTAACAGTTGGCACTAGCTTGAATATTGCAAGCTCTACTACAGTGGATGGCGTTCTGGATGAAGACAACATGGCTTCTAACAGCGCAACCAAACTTTCTACTCAACAGTCAATCAAGGCGTATGTAGATAGTCAGGTTGGCACAGTTGATACGCTGGCTGAGATTCTTGTTAACGGAAATACGACTGGCGGTACGAACCTTGTTGTTAGCTCTGGAGACACTTTAGATGTTGACGGATCGATAGACGCAAACGGCACGATTAAGCTAGACGGCAACTATCCTGTTGGTACAAACAACGTGGCGTTGGGTAATCTTGCGCTTTCTAATGGTTCACTTAGCGGCATTAGTAATACTGCTATTGGCACACAGTCAATGACAGGCAACACTTCTGGACAAAACAATGTTGGTATCGGAACGGCTGCTTTATACACAAACAGCACAGGCCAAGAAAACACATCTGTCGGTTCTAATGCGTTATTTTCAAACACCACCGCATCAAACAACACAGCAGTGGGGTATCAAGCTGGATATAATAATACAACTGGCGCACAACACGTTGCTATTGGTTACAAAGCCTCCTATTCAAATACTACTGGCACAGACAATACTGTAGTCGGTGGTAACGCTTTATATACTAACACCACAGGTAATTATAACTTAGCCTCTGGGTATGCTTCACTGCGTTTGAATACAACGGGTAGCAAAAATGTTGGTTTGGGTTATGAAGCACTACGCTCAAACACCACTGCCAGCAACAACACGGCTGTGGGTTATCAAGCGGGGTATAGTAATACTACAGGTGCAAATCTTGTGGCTATTGGTAATGCCGCTATGTATACAAATACTACTGCCAGCAACAGCACCGCAGTCGGCAACTCTGCATTATATACAAGTAACGCAAGTGATAATGCCGCATTTGGAGGTGCTTCATTACAGTACAATACTACAGGTACAAATAACACGGGTACAGGTGAGGGTTCTTTAAGATTTAATACTACGGGCAGTTCTAATACGGCTAGTGGATTTCGTTCACTCTACTCCAACACCACCGCAAGCTACAACACTGCCACAGGTCTATACGCAGGGTACAGTAATTCGACTGGTACACATAACAGCTATTATGGCGGGTATGCAGGTTATTATCAGTTAGGCACACATAACACTGCTATAGGTTACAACTCTTTTTTAGGTGCGTCTGGCGGCTCTAGTACAGGTGGGTCAAATACAGCGGTTGGGCGAGATGCTTTATCTAGCAACACCACCGCATCTAACAACACAGCGGTTGGTTATCAGGCTGGGTATAGTAATACTACGGCCACACACAATACGTTCATTGGTCGTGGCTCTGGTTACTCTACAACGACTGGTGGTGACAACGTAGCTTTGGGTAGCTCTGCCCTTTATACCAATGCTGGCGGCACAAGTAATACCTCTATCGGTTATAGCAGTATGTATTACAATACATCAGGCACAAACAATGTGGCTTTGGGTAAAGACGCACTTCAAAACAACACCACCGCAAGCAACAACACAGCCGTGGGGTATCAGGCGAGTTATAGTAATACCACTGGTACTGGGAACAATTCCTTTGGAGCTCAAGCATTGAGAGCCAACACAACGGCAAACTACAACAGTGCCTTTGGTCATGTTACTATGTACTCTAACACCACAGGTACAAACAATGCTGCCTTTGGTGGCATAACAATGTATAGTAACACGACAGGCTCTAGTAACTCTGCGTTTGGATATAACGCTCTCTACTCCAACACCACCGCCAGCAACAACACTGCAGTGGGGTATCAGGCTGGGTATGCAAATACTACTGGTACACGCAATGCATTCTTTGGTAAGTCCGCAGGTCAATCAACTACCACAGGCAACTACAATGCGTTTGTTGGAATGGATGCTGGTTACGAAAATACAACAGGTTCTAGCAATACTGCTTTGGGCAACTCTGCATTAGAGCATAACACTACCGCCAGCAACAACACGGCAGTTGGGTATGTGGCTGGGTATAGTAATCAAACAGGGCAATACATTACTGCTATTGGTGTATCTGCCGCTTATAATACAACAGCATCTAATGTGACGGCTATAGGCCATCAAGCAATGTCAGCGAACACTACGGGTAATGCCAACATTGGTATTGGTGTAAACACTTTATATCAAAATACCACTGGTTCTCATAACACCGCAGTTGGTTCGGGTGAAGGTGGCGTTACCGTTGGTGCTTTAGGCAACAATACAACAGGCTCATACAATACCGCAATAGGACGACTTGCACTTCAAAACAACACCACCGCAATTTACAACACAGCTTTGGGGTATCAGGCTGCAAGATTAAACACCACAGGTCAATACAATGTGGCCTTGGGTGGCGATGCTCTGTACTCAAATACAACCGCATCAGACAATACGGCAGTTGGGACGGCTGCTCTTATCCTAAACACAACGGGCGGATTAAATACGGCGGTTGGTTCTTCGGCTTTGCGTAATAACACCACCGCAAGCAACAACACAGCGGTTGGTTTTCAGGCGGCTTATAATAACACTACTGGCGCAAAAAACACTGCTCTTGGTTACGCCACTCTTCCTAGCAACACAACAGGCAGTAACAACACGGCGGTTGGTCTTTCTGCTCTGCAATCAAATACCACCGCAAGCAACAATACGGCAATTGGTTTTGAGGCGGGGTTCAGTAATACTACTGGAGTAGAAAACACATACTTAGGCAGAAATGCAGGTTATTATGTAACTACAGGAGGAAAAAATACAATTGTAGGAGCATTTCACGGCAACCAAGGCGGCTTGGACATCCGCACCTCAAGCAACAACATCGTGCTGTCGGATGGGGATGGTAATCCTAGGGTTTATGTAAATAGTGATGGTAACGTCTTAATAAAGTCAACAACGGACACAGCGGGTTCTTATGAAGGTGTCCTTAACATATTGCAGCCTGCAACAAATCTTAAAAGTGTTATTAACTGTTTTAGACAAGGGACAACTTTAGAAAGATTACAAATATCTTTTTCAAACCCTAATGGTGTTGTTGGTTATATTTCAACAAGCGGCTCTTCTACAACCTACTCCACTTCATCTGACTACCGCCTAAAAGAAAACGTAGTTGAAATGACAGGCGCAACAGATCGCCTCAAGCAACTTAGTCCGTCACGCTTCAACTTCATTGCAGATGCAGACACAACAGTGGACGGCTTCCTAGCACATGAAGTGCAAGCTATCGTACCAGAAGCAATCTCAGGTGAAAAAGATGCAGTAGATGCAGATGGCAACCCTGTTTACCAAGGCATTGACCAAAGCAAGCTAGTGCCACTCTTGGTCGCTACAATCAAGGAACTAGAGGCACGGATCACTGCCCTAGAAAACGCATAACATTAGTCAGAAAAGGAGAAAGACATGACTGATACACCAACTGCGGAAGAAATCGCACAACACTACACAGCAATGGGTCACTCTGTTGACTTGCTAAACGCTGGCAAACCAGAAGACATGGAAGACGCCGATTGGGCTGACACTGTATCACGCAACGTAGAGCATCTACAGTTGATGGTTGCAAAAGACTTCTGGACTACAGAAGATATGACAGCGATCAACGCTGCTATTGCAGCAAACTCATAAGGAACAGACAGATGGCGAAAGACGAAAAGATAACCATCACGGTCAATGACGTAGAATACAACTTGGATGACTTCACAGCGGAGCAATCAGCAATGCTAAACCACATCCAAGACTTAGACCGTAAACTCAGCAACGCACAGTTTAACCTAGATCAGCTAATGGTTGGTCGTGAGGCGTTTGTAGCGAGGCTGGCGACATCACTGGAAACACCGCAAGAGGTGGCAGCGGAGTAAACACCCATGAAAGAGACAGATAGTTGGCACCTGTCCAAGTCCGTGCCAATCACGCTAATCTTTGGCCTCCTCGTTCAAGCAGGGGCCATAGTATGGACCGTCAGTATGATGATGGCAGACATCGAGTCAAACATGCGCGACATCATGGTCCTAGAGATAACCGTCAGTGAACTTGAAGACGTTGTACAGACACAGCAAGTATCACTGGCGCGTATCGAC